TTCAAACATCTTGACGCTCTGCTCCAGAGAGTTGTCAGCTTCTGTAGTGGGGGATAGTGCCGCCGACGCCTTTTCTTGGTCGGTTGGCGGTGCATCCTTTGGTTCTGGTGGCGGAGCCGCCTGTTGCTCCTGTTGCTGTGGTACTTGCTGACCTCCAGCCTGTGCGTTTGCGTCACCAAGTTTTTGACCAGCCATCTGGTCGATTAGGGCTTTATCTTGTTCAGTAGCCATTTTGTTCTCCTGCCAGCCGTAGCGAGCTTATCTGTGAGGGCCGTAGCGCTCTATTGCTTTTTAAGTTCTGCCTCTGTTGCCGCTTCCATCAGCAATTCGTTATCAATAAGCATCTTCATATTAGTTGGCAGTTCGATCATCCGACGTGCCGCCCACATAGCACCACGACGGAAGTTTATCTCATCAACGGACAACTGTTTATTATCAGCCAGTTGGTAAGCCGCTGTGAGAATTTCGTCTTGCATCTTCCGCTGGAGGATACCCCATCCGTTGGAAGACAGGAGTTCTTCAAGAACCCTTGCTTCTTCTTGTTTAGTCAAATTTAGTCCAAGCCCCTACTGAGAGTATGCCAAGAATTACGAGTACGAGCCACTTGACGAAGGTGTTGACGACAGACTTCTTAACGTCGCGCCAGCTATCTATAAGTTGGCGCAAGTCGTGAATGTCCTTGCCTGCTGTTTCGTCGTGCAGACCGATGCTTGCGAGCGCTTCTTTAGCACCACGGCGAGCGGAACGCTCGACAAGTTGCTCTAGCTCAAGTTTTGTCATTGTTACCTGAGACATTAGAATACCACGTACTTATGAACGTCTTGGCGCTCTGCATCGTCACCTGTCAAACAGCTATCGCCGTTATAACCAGAACAGACTAAGTGGCCGTCTTCAGTCAAACCCCAAGTATGTCCGTACTGGGCATACCCAGCAACTGAAACGTCTATGAGTTTCTTGGGTACGAGCCACCTATGTATCTGCCCAGCACTTAGGTTTGTGGTGTCACCAGTTCCTAGCTGTCCATTACCATTGTAGCCGCATCCATAAGCCGCGCCTTCGTCGTCCAAACAGATGAAGAAGCCATAGCTTCCCGAACCCATAGCAAGTAATTTAATAATTTTTCTTGCGCTGAATGATGGGAACCCGCCTTGAGGGAATGTACCAAAGTCATTATGCGCCAAATATGTGGTAACGGTTCCAGTTAAGTCCTGCCAACTGGTTGCGTTGGTTGTGTTGCCGTTTCCTAGTTGGCCATAACCATTGTATCCAGATGACTTAACTAAGCCGCTTGCCGTTCTGATGTAGCTACTTTCGTATGTGTCTCCGTCAGGATTACCAACAGCCTCACACACGCAGTCAGTTCCAGATGCGTTGTTGTTGTAAACGATGGCCGCTGAATAGTTGCCAGCAGTACCAGAACGGGCAAGGAAACCATAGTTGTCATTACCCCAGTTCCAGCAGTTGCCGTCAATGTCTCTGACAAAAGTCATGCGGCGGCCTACATACAGAATTTCTGCAACCCTTTGAGTTACTGCGGAGATTGTAAGAGGTACGCTAGAATTATTTGTATTAGAACCGTTACCGTATGTGCCGCCATACCCTACATGCTTTAGTTCGCCATTAGCTTCCAGCATAATCAGAAACGGTGTGTTGTCACAGCTTTGGTGTATATCAACGACCTTAGTAACATTCAGCATTTGCACAAAGTAGTTCGTGGCGGCTGAACCGTTACCTGTTTGCCCGTGACCGCTGTAACCAGCATGATGCACTGAGCCGTCGGTGCATAGAACCCAACAACATGTGTTGTTGCTTTCTGCTCCAACCTCACGACCAAACAGCTTTGCCGTCTTTCCGTTAAGGCTGTTTGTTGCGTTTGCTGTAGCATTGTATGGTGTATACTGATGGCTTGTTGATCCTGTGCCACACACACCATTACCATTGTTGCCCCACATCCATACGTTACCACTGTTGTCTATAACGCCAGTGGCGTTGTTATAGTGCATAAAGAAGTAACCTCCTTGATGCCTAAAGTATTGGACAAAGCCGTTCGTGTTTAGAGTTATGGTGTTGCCCATAGTTGAGCCAGTTGTGGAGCCGACGTAGCGATACATATTTGTTTCGTCTTCGCCGATGCGTAGGTAAGTAATTCGGTCTGTCCCAGCAGTTAGACCACTTGCCGTGTAAACGCTGGTAACATCATTGTTACCAATCTCACTAAGCGTTAAGCTAGACCAGGTTACGCCGCCATCTGTGCTTTCCTCAAACACTAGGTCTTCTGTGTTGGTGCTGTCGGTCTGGTCAAACTTGTAGATGTTGCCCTTAGTCATGTCGATGTTAGGGTTGTCTACGCCGTCGATCACGAAGATAGGGTTGCCGCCGCTGTCTGTGCCTTGCGTTACGGCAAGGGTCACTGTGGTTTTGTTTCTGTTACTTAATTTACGCTCATCAAGCTGGCATCCCACAAAGCCGTGAGGGAATCCGACATTGATAGGATAGGACTTGGAGCTAGTCGCAGAGCCAGTGCCGTGCTGGTAGTTACCATTGTAACCCCAAGCACGTAGGCTACCGTCTTCCATAACTCCGTAGTATTTGTTGTAAATCATCTGAGAACGCCCAGATGGGAGGTTAGCCACCCTTACACCTGAACGACTGTCATCTATTGCCCACTCTGGGTTTCCGCTTGAACCGATGCGTAGCACTTCGTTCGCCGAACCAGGTGCTAAAGAAACTACGTTCGTCCCATCAAAATACCAAACGCCGCCGTTGTTGGTTCCTGTATTTTGCCCAATGCCTTGAGTGAATACAGCCCACTGAGTAGCAGAAGTAGATGGCGTGTTCGCAGTATTACTGTCCACAAGACTGACGTATGTGTCCACGCCTTCTCGAACAATATCCTGCTTGGCATACGTTACGGCGGCGTCGTATACGCCCCTGAACGTAAAGCCTATTGTGCCTAAGTTAATGGTTGCCATCTAATGCCTCCTAGTAAGTTACCATCTTTGGTATAGCAATTGATTCATTATCGTCGTCCTGTGTTGCACCATTATTTCCAGAACCCCAAACCCAAGTTCTGCCCTTATCGTCAAGAGCATGAACAGTTGAATATCCATTGCCAGAGGTGGTGTATCCGTGCAAAGAGAAGTCCACTAAGTTTGCAGGACACTTTACCCAATCCATGTGGGTGTTATTAGCAGTCGATGGACTAGCCCCATTGACTTGACTATCATAGCTTCCTGTCCCTGCTGGCCCTTGATTTGTTTTGCCTATTCCGATCATTTTATTGTCGGACGTTCTGATCATCCAGAAAGCGCCATGCTCCCCGCCATTACCTCTCATATCAACGATATTTGCTATGTCTGGCCCTAGATACCCCGCAGTTGTGCTGTCAAATTTAGTCCACTCTGTAGCATTAGCGTTGGTAGGTGAGCTAACTGAGTAACCCCTGTACTGTAGAGTTCCGTCCTTCATCCAAGCCATTGCGGTGGCGTAACCGCCGTTAACGGTCATCAGCTTTTCTACATTATAATGGAACGGGTATCTTGGGTCTAACTGCCATTGGTAAACCCAGCCAGCATCTGTAGATGCTGTTCCAAAACCGACTTGGCCGTGACCGTTGCCAATGACGTAGCATCTCCCATCCTCTAGCGTTACGGCTGTGTGATGGTTGTACTGACTGCCTGTGGCCCAGTGACTGTTACTCTCGTGAAGCTGAACCCAGCGTACTCTTGCATTTTCAGAACCCCAAGGGTCGAATAGTATATGTCCCAAATTGGAGGTGTCATAAGGATGTAAGTTTCGAGCATTTTGTCCTGCCGTGTAGAGCTTGCCATCCCTAGTGACAAGATGACTTGAGGAGTAAGTGGCCTCATGGTTATAGATGTAGGCCATTGGGTGTTCTTCGCTGATTGGAACAACTGTGGGCTGAGTGACATCAGCTACGTTGCCGTCTTTCAATCCGAAGTGATACTGTCGCTGTTGGCCCCAGGCGTAAACTTTTCCGCTAACACCAAGCGCCATGAACCCATGATAGCCATAGTAATCATTACCACCACTTATGTCTGTGATCTCTTCTTGTATTGCGTGACCAGCCTCGTGGCTTATAGGCTTAAAAACTAAACACTCGGAGGTGCTTCCATGCCCAGATGAGCGTACTCCTGTACCCCAAAGCCTGTTGTCTTCATCCAGCAAAAACATGTGCATGTGGAAAGACCAACCCTTTTTAATTCTAGCGGCGTCTTTGGGTAATCCCGCCATTGATGGGAGCATGTCGTTCACATTGTTTGTGCCTCTCCCAAGCGCACCAGAGTCCCGATAGCCCCACAGGCGGACAGTACCGTCTGTCATAATCGCGCCTAGATGATAACCAGGGTAGTATTGAGCGCCAGACATGTTTGTTTTTATCAGTGAGACAGCCCTTGTGCCGTTTTTTTCCTTTCCGTGGCGAAACTCAGATACGAAAGAGCCACCGCTAGAAGCGGAATGTAACTCCATTCCGTCATAGCCTGTAGGAACTGATGTAGAATTTACCGCAATCTGCCCTTTAGCCAGTTCGTTTTGGCCTACCGCTACTTTCGTTAGGTTTGCTGAGTGGTTTGAAGAACTGTCCTGTGTGAAGACATGCACTTCATTATTTGAGCGAACAACGTCACCCTTCTTGTAAGAAGTAGCGTTGTCCAACTCCCCCTTCCAGCGATAGCCTAGTTTTGATACGTCTATCTTCATAGTATGTTCACCACTAATTTATTATTGACCACCGCTAGGTCTAAGTTTCCATTAGACATTACCCACTCTTCGTAGTCGTTAATGTCGTATGATGCCGATGTAGAGTTAGCCACCTCTCTGAACAAGGGTGTTGTGCCTGCACCGTCTGGGATCATCATGTTTTCGTATGTGGCTAGGTTGCTGGTGATGTAAGGCTTAATTGTGTTTAGCCAGAACCAGTAATAGTCCTGCGGGTGTGTAGTCCCTGTGCCGTCGTATACGTGGGCAGGCTGTGTTTGCAAGATGTTTGCAAGCTCATTTACGTCGTCGGTATCTGGCGTGGCATGTGCGAATGATGCCGCACCGCTGTCCATGTCGTCTTGATTTATATCTCCGTAGATAAAGTCCCTCTGGGCAGTACCAGTTTGCAAAGGCGCTGAGTATACTCTGTCCCAAAAGCCATCTGTCACCAGTGGGTCTGTAATTCCGTTGGCATAGTTGTACAGGCTTTGCACAAGGCCGTAGTCAGAAAGAACCTTGTCTTTTCCGACGGTTGTGAGTTCGATTACGTTGCCGTTTGTGTTGAGGCCATAGAAGATGTTGCTGTCTGCAAATGGTGTAATCTCATAAGCTGACGCGGTGCTGTTCAGCTTGATGTATGAATTGTAGTTACCAGCAGTCTGCACCTTAGTAGCTGGTACAGATGAGTTTACGCCAGCCACCGCCAGCATCGTGTAGTTAGGGTCTGGGAGTGTGCCAGATGTGTGGCCGCCGTTTACGATATAAAGGCTGTCGTTGTATGTGAACAGGTCGTGGTTCTGGTAGGCGAAGCCTACCTGGTATTGGCCAGTTGGGCGGAAGTATGTGCCGTCTGGCACGTCGTTCCAAGGCGCGGTAGCGTTTGTGCCAACGCGGACTTGGAATTTTTGCGTTGCTGGCTCAATGCGGAAAGCAAAAATGTTAGGGTCAGGGTTGCCGCTAGTATCAAAGAGATCACCCAACAGGTCGTAAAGAGGCCGTCCTCCTAGCTCACAGTTCTCTAGGTAGGTGTCTAAAAGATGAGTACCTGTGTTCAGCGAGCGAAAATTTATCTGCTCGCCCGTAGGGCGGGTGAAAGCCATCCTAATTTATCCCCATGTTCTTCATAAGATGCTTCAATTTAGCAGATGTAAGGGCGTACCTGTCGTCCTCTTGGTAGCGCTCTTCCAAGTTAGACACTCGCTTTACGAGGTCTAGCAACACTCTGTCTTCCACTGTTGGAGTAGCGGCATCGCCGATGTGTTGAATTAACTCGGCGCGAAGCTCTGCGACCAGTAGTCTGGCGATCTTGAGTGCTTCTGCTCTTATGTAGTCTTTCTGAGCGCCTGTAAGGTTCGCGGCACTGGCTAGACTTTCTGGTGCTGGACTTGCCATTATGCGGCCTCCCTTGCTGGTCTGAGGTTTCCTTTTTCGATTTCACGTTGCATTTGCTCTTCTGGCATTACAGAAGCGCCACGCATCTTCTCCATCAGCGCCATCTGTTGTGATGGTGTTGGCCCTTGTGCGGCCTCCTCTTTACTGATTTTGAACTGGTCTACATCAGATACGCCCATCGCACGGATGGCTTCTTCGATGATGCGGCCTGTCTTGTATTCCATCTGGAGGCCAGACTGACCTATTACTGAGAGCATGTTCATCCAAGTTTCTGCATTTCTGGTCGGCTCAACTGGCAGAGTGCCGTCTACTACTAAGTAGTCGATGTCCCCTTGGAGCATTGAGACATCGAAGTCTAAATACCCGTCGTTGACCATGCGGCTAAGTTCGCCAGGAGCCTGACCGTCCATCATACGAAGAGAGCCTTCGTATTCGAGAGCGTCCTGTAGGTTTGCGGTCATCATGCGAACAAGTGGACGAACTGACTGTGCAGAGAGAACTCTGGCAAGCACGCCAAGGCGCTGTGAGCCTAGCTGAGTGAGCCTTTGGATCTCTGTGGCAGTTCGTATGCCATCGGCTGTTGGAACGCCTTGCTGGGCGTCTGAGGCGGCACTAACCCTCTGTTTTAGGTCTGACATCGCTTGGATGTCGTTCCAGTGGCCGCGAGTTACGTCTGGTACTTCTGCTATGAATATACCGTCGCCTGGCTTCGTACCTGGAAGCGTTCGGACAACGCCCCAAGGGTTTCTGTCGATGAGGTCTGGAACGCTGACCGATGTTGGATCTACGAAGATAAGATTGTTTAGAGCCGCCTGTACGTTGTCGATACGGGAGCGTAGAAGCCATGTGCTAATCTCGTGCATTGGTAAAAGAAGGTCATATAAAGACTGGCTGTAGGTCTTGTGCTGGTCGTTATAGAGACCGCCAAAAGCTACAGGGAACTGTCTGCCGTATGGGTTTAGTTGCATACGTATGACAGCATCTTCGTCGAGAATGGTTATAAGAACCCAAAGCTGTTCTATTTGAGGCAGGCCAACTTCATAACCGTTTAGCCGAACCCATGCCTCGTCTACGATGCGTGTGTCGTCTAGGGTAAAGTGGTAGCCATTCTCGTCGCCGCGTGGATCTTCTGGGTTAATGTTAAGACCCTTGCCCTCTTCCTTCACCCAGCGGTGTGCATCCCAGCCAGACTTGAAGTTGGTGGTGTGCTTACTGCGGAGGCCAGGGTATTTGTGTAGTTTGGGATAATGGCCTGAACCGTAGAGGGCGTTGGTTGAGATGTGGTCTGTAAATACGACGTACTGCATACGATCCCAGTCGCCCCACTGAACTCGTGGGTCTGGAAAGCATTTGCGTGGGTCGAAGTTGATGATCTGGTTGGTATTTGACTGTGGATCCCAGATAACTTTGGTTGGTGCAAAGCCGTAGCGTATGCTGTCCATAAGCATTTGTGCGATACGTGCTTCGCCCGCTGTGCGGCGCATGTGCTGGTGTAGCAAGCGTTCTAGGATAAGTGAGGCTTTACGGGACTTTCTGTTTAGCCCTTCAAGCTGGAACATAGGGTTACGGCCAGCTAGTGCGGCCATAAGGTAGGTCAGAACTGTATCGGCGATTGCGCGGGTGTCTGCAACTACCGCCTTCTCCCTGAACTTGGTGCTGTCCGCTGGAACCCATACGTCGTGAGCGCGGTCTGCGTCACGCCAATGGTCGTAGCGGCGGCTAATGCGCTCGTAAGACATTTTGGTTAAGGCACGCACGTAGTCTACGAGCTTGATCTCTTGCTCGTCAGAGAGCATGTCAGAGACATCTTCGTAGTTCATCAGTGGCTGTGCCAGATTTGACAGATCAACTACTAGGTCGTTCTTGTCGAGCTTTACGTCTTTGTATCTCATTTAGAGTTCACCCCAAGACTTCATCCACTTATCCTCTTTTTTGGCGGCCTGTTGCCACCACTGGTCGCCGTCTTTCGGCGGTTGGAACTGATTGTTTAGCGACGAGCCGATGTCTAATGAGCCAGTGAACATGTCGCTAACAGCACCACCCATTCGTGATAGTACATCAAGACCCATAGACAATGCGTCCACTTGGTCATCATTTGTGCCGTTAGGGAACGCTTGACACTCAAGCATAAAGTCGTCGAGCCAATGGGCGGAACGTGGGAGGAATACTCTGCCCCCCTCTATGAGTGGGGTTACGGCGTTTAGGCGCGACACTTTGTCGGTGCTGACCTTGTATGGTATCACGGCGACGCCAGTCTGGTTGCGTAGCTCTTGGATCAGAGATTGGCCGCTGGCCTTGTCTTCTATGTATAGGCCGCGTAGACCGTGGCCGCGCCATCGGGCATTGACCTGTACGCAGACACGCTTCAGTTCGGGGAAGTCGTACTTGTTCCTGATAAGATCAAGAACGTGCATGTCTCCGTTTCGGTCAAGCCCCATGACTAGGAGTACGGAGTAGTCGGCCTGCTCCGTTTTCTTGAACGCGGTGTCAGCCGCTATAATTAGTTGTGTGCAGTCTGGCTTATCATCGTCCCATTGCCACCAGCTATCCTTGATGATGTTACCGCCCTGTATGAACGGAGACTGCTGGTATAGGGATGCGAACTCGCGGGGGTCTAGCCTTTCTCGCTTTTTGAGTTCGTCAAGTGGGAACCTCTCAGGCCAGAGAGCTTCCTCGCTTTCATCATAGTAGTGTCTTTTTGATGGGGCGACCTTACTGAGTTGGCCCTGCGGAATGAAGCGCGGGTCATCTTCTGGGAGTTCTGCCACAGATTTCTTGACATGTGTATCTACCTTACGAATGGCTGGGAAGTTAATATGATGCCATGCACCCTCTCGCCAATCGTCCGTGTCCATGAGACGGCCAGCCACGTCGTCAGGATGCCAGCGGGTAAGGATGACTATCTCTATGGCGGGTGTGCCGTCTGGCTCTGGTTGCTTACGAGTGGTCAGTGCGGATACGTAGTACGACCACGTTTTGTTGCGCTGTGTCGCGCTGTCAGCTTCTTCACGGGCTTTGATCGGGTCGTCTACTAGGAGGAGCGTCGCCGCACGACCCGTCGTAGAGCCGCCGATGCCAGTTGCGTAATATGTTCCGCCCATCGAAGTCCGCCAGTCGTCAACAGCACGGCTCTCCTCAGACAATACAAAGTCAGAAAACGCCTGGCTGACGATAGGCTCACGGGCATGGTCGCGTGTCTGCCGACCAAATGTCTTGGCGAGGTCTTGGTTGTACGAGGTGGCAAGGACATTTCGGTTTGGTTTCCGTGCGAGGTAGTAGACTGGGAAAAGTGTAGACGCAAGCCACGACTTACCATGTCGAGGTGGCATAGTAATAAGTAGTCGTCGAGGGCCGAGCGCCCCCCTCTCAAGCTGGTCAAGCGCATCTACAAGCTCCTCCTGGAATGGTGCTAACTCAAACTTCGGCGCTAACGCTTTCACGAACCCCCTGAAGCCCGTCTTCGCTTCCTGTATCTGTAGGAGCTTCTTCGCCGCCTCCGCTCTCGTTATCGCCATCCTCTACTTCTCCTTCGATTACCTCGCCCTGACGTGCGATTTCCATAAGCTCATCGACTGTTAGTTCATCGACGCTTTTGTTTTCTACTGTGTGCTGATTAAAGCTGTGGTGTAGGTCGGGCATGACTTTGTTAAGCATCATGCCAAACAGTCTTACCTGTTGGTTGTCCCATTTGCGGTTGCCTTCCAAGACTTCTCGCACTGCTGGTATGTTCTTACGCACTACGTCGAGAACGCTACGCCGCACTCTGTCAACTTGTTGCGGTGTTACTGCTGGAAGACCCATTCCCCTTGTTGGGTGCGGGTTTTTCTTAACTACGCTCATTACTTCCCCATGAACTGTTGAGATGTAACGATAACGCGACATGCGTAAGCAAATCGTCCCTGTCTGAGAAATAAGACAGCGTTTTCAAAATTTGGTGAAAAATATCGGAATGGTGGTGACTGGCATACAGGAAAGCCGTCGGCGGGGCGGCCTAGCCGCCCCCCACCCTAACAATCTGTCAGATAAGTGACAACTGGTCTAGGTAAGTCATTGTTTTTGTTATAGTTCTGTAGCCTTCTGAGGGCTATATCTGGTGTTTTATCCTACGGTGTTTAGGAAATGCTCTGACATATCAGCATTTAATCAGGGGGATAGAGGGTAATGGTAATCATTTCAGATACTTGGCCTCGTCGTCGAGACCCCCCAAAGGGGGTAGGGGGGAGTAAATGGTGTCGCCGTTGCCGCTGTGGCTCGGCGGAACAAATCAACCCTGCCTCAAGGAGATAACCTCATGGCTAAAATTACCGTAACCAAGACCTTCACTTCCAAGAACTACACCAACCCTGTTGCCGTCGGTGTCAAGGTTGGCCGTAAGTCCTACGACCTCAACCGCACTTCTGCCGACGACATCAAAGCGTTCTTCAACGGCAAGTTCGAGGTTGACATCCAAGACCTTCGGAACATCGCAACCTTTGTGCTTCGTCGTGCCAAGGACAACGAATACAAGCGGCTGAAATACACTTCCAAGGCTGTTTGTGATGCCTATGCCAGAGCCTCTGGCAAATGCCCTACTGCTCTCAAGGCTAACTACACCAAGAAAGCCAAAGCTAACCGTGACTGCTACGAGGCTATCGTTGCAATCGGTCAGGCTATGGTGGCCTAACATCACCAACCACTAGCGAGGATGGCTTCGGCTGTCCTCGTTTTTTTTTGTGCATTTTTTAGTTCATTTTCCACAACAACCAACGAAGGGAACATCAACATGAACGCACCAATGAGCAGAGATGAACGCTACGCCTCAACTTGGGGAACACCAATGGGGCAAGATTGCATCTCGCTCGACACCACTTTGTGCAAGTGGCTGGGTGAACGGATGATTTTCTTGTCCGAACACACCAACTCATACCACCCTGACTACACCTACGAAAGCTGGGTCGGTAACTTGGCACAACATGGCTATGCCTTGCTTGCATACCATGACCACTGGAACGACCACGACGACGACAAGCCTACGGTTGACTATCACCTCAAGGCTCAAGCCGCCATGCTGTTCGTTGCATCAAACCTCGGTCACTTCTGGGACTAACCACAAGGGGACGCTTCGGTGTCCCCTTCCCTGTCGTATGACGCTAGTAGTCATACCTGATGAGTTACTGCGAAACAGGGCATAACAAGTCATTGGACATCAGCGAGCCTCTTGAACCACATGGTTGGGGAGAGGTCGTGACCCACGCTTATGACCCTTTCGCAATAACTCTTTCCTACACACACCAACCAACGGAGGGCTGTTATGCAACAGTTCACACATTACAAATCGTTCAGTTCATTCCTTGCCGATGTCGATAGAGACGAGGCAGTTCACGGCAACACCAGTGGCGTAGTAGTCGAGAAGATTACTCGTCGTGTCATTGGCAAGTGGCAAGCCCACAACGATGCCAGCGTCACCGTCAACTGGAAATCAATCAAGGAGGCAGTGTAATGCGGCACATCAGCAAGCCAATGACCAACACGCTGGTCGAAGTATCTCGTGCCACTCTTGCCTACTGGATTGAGAGGGCAGTCACTTGCTCACAGTTAATGGATGGCGAGAGCAAGCAGTTCTTGTTCAACCAAATGACCTGTGAGTTTGAGGCTATCTGCGAAAGCATTTCGTCTCGCAACATCCTCGCACCGATAGAGGTTGATGACCATCGTCGTCGCTTCTACGATACACAACTCAAGCAATCTGCTTGACATCTGTCACACATCTGCTACACATCTAACAGGAGGCTCAGATGGAACTACCAATAGACCAACTCTTGCTAATTGGCGATGCCATCTGGGGCATCACCGTAATCGTAGCCGACATCCTTATGGTCGGCTGGGGAGCATAACATGACACACATCAACCGCACAAAAATCATCATCCCTTTCAACTACGAACGACCACCACTAAGAGTTCGTGTTGCAAAGGCTCTTGGCTACATCTCAATCGGCATCATTGCCTACGCAGTCATTCTCTTGGCCGCCTTCGAGTTCATGGTTGGCTGTGGCACGACCACTTACAACGCCGATGGCACTTACTACACCAACGAGTGCCTGTTCATACCATACGAGCCAGTTGAGGGGAGATGGAAATGAAGATACCAAAGGTTTATCTCAAAGACCAACTCATCAACAACAGCACTCAAGTCTTGAATGACATTGAGGCCAGCCTGCAAAAGCATCTTGGTCACTACTTCCAATGGGAATGGCGTTCAGTTGTGGGTGACAACCCATACGAGCCGCCAATGTGGTCGCTTCATATCTATGTAGAGAGGAAAGAAACCGATGAGTAACCATAACAAAATCAAATCCAGAACATTCGCTCGGCCTACTAAGGCGGTGACTGTCACGCTGACCGACAACTTTGAGGTCGGCGAGAATGTCTACGATGCCATGCTCTACCACATGGAGCAGTGTGTTAAGGATGGCGACCTCACTGGCTGGGACTTTTATGTCGTCGAAGAAAGTGGATTTGGTTGGGAAGGTGAAACCCCATTGCCCATAGACGGAGTGCTGACATGAATGACACCACGCAAATCAAACGCTATGCCGTTGAGGTATGCGTCCTCATCTTCCTTGCATGGGCTATGTGTCCATGCAACGGGTAAGAACATTCCGATATGTAGTCTATGACCAAGTGCATGACTACGTTCGCAATGGGTGGGTGGTATCTGCGACATTCCCACCAAGCGTTCATCACTCGCAGTATTCACTAATCATGGAGAAACGGATGGCAGTTACAAAAGACAGCCCCCTATATGGTATGGCCTGTAATCTGAATGACATCGAATACAGGCTGACCAACGAGTTCAGTTGCCAACCCCATACAGTTGGCGGTGAATTGATAGCATCAGTCATCGGACTACGAGAGCAAGTAGATGAGATAAACAACGCTCTCACTGATGTCATGCCTCACCTTGCGGATATTATTGATTCATACCACGCAGACGAACAGCGTGACTACGAAGAAGAAACAGAAACCAACGGAGAAAAGCCCACCAGTCATATCTTTCTGTCCATTGATAAGATGGCTGACTTCTTTCATTGGATAGAGGATTTGTCAGATGTATAGCGTCTGGCTCATCGACAGAAATCATCAACCCCATCATGCCTGTGATGTCGATGGCGACAGCGTAGGCTACGAAGAGGTTGAGCAACTCGCCGCTTCACTCGTAACCGAATTGAACGGCGCACTCGCCCCCAACCTGACCAGTTGGATAGTCATTAACAACCAACTCACCACGATAGATGAGGCTATCAGTGGCTAACACACACACCAAACACTACGAAGGGAAAACCGTATGCTTACGAAAGCAAAAATCTTGGACTTCATTGTCCAATACAGGCGGCTGGATGGTAACACATCTCGCAACCTACTACGAAAGTTCGTTGCCGATAACTGGGACAGCCTAGTCGAGAACACGAACGCAAGACGCTCACTGACAGTTGCCTCTGGCATTAAGTTACGCAAGTGGATCGACAGTGTTGACCGCTGTGTCTTGCTGTCCCTCATTCACGCCGCACTCACTGACTACATGAAGTCTAAGGACAGCGGACAGTTTGTCCACGACAGACGAGATGAGTGGTTCGACTTGTGTCTTGAGGCACTGAAAGACGAAACCAAATGCCACTTCAAACGACGAGGCAGTGGCAAATCTTATGGGTTCAACAAAGCGTTACATGACAACGACGCTGACCTCATCCGCACCATAGACAACGGCCTTGTCAATTTCGCCTACAACGAACCCTTGACCTTCAAGGACAAGACCAACCACACACCAACCAACACAGGAGAAAGACCCGTGAGTGAAGTTCTATACGCTAACACTTGCATCGCAATACTTAACCAAGAGCTAGTCGATCAGGGCTTGGCGCAACTTACCGACGCACCACAATTCCCCGACCCAGATGCTGTCAAAAGCATAATGACCCAGATGAACGCAGTCGGCATGGCTTCGAGGAGTGACCCTGACAGGTTCATTGAGGCTGTGTCTGCATCGGTGCAACTGATGTCGCTCGGCAATGACTGGCAAACCATAGACCATCTGCTGTCGGATGCCACCAACCCTGACAACTTTGACACTGTGGCAATCAAACAGATGTTCAAAGAAGACGAGCATATACAGGCAGAGGCAGACGCCCAGCAAGAGACACGGCCAAAGCCTTCGTGGTCTATTGATCCGACACTCAAGCCAGCCATTGATGCACTACTCAAGCAGAACAACAACCTAACCTTCGACCAGATGGTTGACCAGTTCAATGAGCAAGTATCCAAAGTCATGGACTTGACCAACCAAGTCAACAGGCTGTCCAAGTCTGCAAGCAATGTCCCTGCCATGCCAACCGCTGGCGTTGACGATGACCTTACCTACGAGGTCGTCATGCAGAACGCTGGCAAGGTGTTCGGACGCAAGGTCAAAGCACTTGCCTTCGACATACCTACGCTAGTGTGGCGCAACGCTAACGGCGACGAGGTGCGGCATCCCCTGTGTCCTGATGTCGATGACAACTACGAGTTCAGACCTGACCACCTAATCAAGTTCCTGTCTGGTCACTTGTTCGGTCAGAACCTCTGGCTTCATGGCCACACTGGCACAGGTAAGACTACGTTAGCCGAGCAAGTCGCGGCTCGCATTGGCTTCCCTGTTCACCGTCTCAACCTCGACAGTAACATCGAACGTAGTGACATGGTTGGCTCGAAAGAGTTGACAGTCGAGAACGGTGTGCCTGTCACGACGTATGTCGAGGGTATCCTACCACGAGCCATGCAACAGCCATCGTTCCTGATACTCGACGAGATGGACGCTGGCCAAGCTGATGTGTTGTTCACCATCCAACGTGCGCTAGAGAAGAAAGGTCTTGTGCTTACAGAGGACGGTGGCCGAGTGGTTCAGTCTCACGCACTGTTCCGATTCATCGCAACGGCCAACTCTCGTGGTCAGGGTGACGAGTATGGCTGGTATCAAGGCGTCCGCCCCATGAACGTCGCTACGCTTGACCGCTTCGGTGTGTTCATTGAGGTTGACTACTTAGACAAGACCACCGAGCAGAAGCTACTCACCAACAAGTATCCGACACTCAAGAAGTCTGACGCCGAAGAGATGTCACAGTTCGCAGTCGAGGTTCGGCAAGCGTTCAAGACTGGCGAGTTGTCCACCACCATATCACCTCGCGGCATGGATAGTCTGGTCATGTATTTCCTACACATGTCTGACCTCATGCCTGACCGCAAGACAGCACTCAAGAAAGCACTTGAGGTTGTCATCACTGATCGTGCGCCAGCAGATAGCACTCGCACTGTTATCGAAATGGCTGACCGCGTGTTTTCATAAGGGAGATAAGCTATGAGAAAATCACAACGCAAAATCACATACATCCCTGACAGTGGCGAGTTAGATACCGCTTACTGTTCGGGTCGTGACTTGATGGATGCAACCAAAGCTGTTGTGTCTACGTTGTCACGCAATGCCAAAGCTACTGTCACCTTTGCTGGCGACGGTGCTTACACTGATGGCCAACATGTAGTGCTTCCTGCACTACCAGACAACGCCACTATCACCAAGCGTCAGGGTCTTGTGACTGGCGGCTATGCCAACCACGAGATGTTGCACAATGTCCTCACCGAGTTCAATGGTGAGACCGAGGAGATGTGTCGTCGCTGGCACAGTGATGGCCGAGAACTTACGTCTGCACTGGCTAACGCTATGGAAGATGTGCGTATCGAGATGGGTGGCCGTGACCTATACAACGGCCTGCCCAAAGCCATTGACCATACCAGTCACGAGGTCAACCAACAGTTCTTGGACAACTACGCTAGTGGTGACATCCCTGCCGATGCTGTGTCTGACTTCGGCCAGATCGGTGCTGTTGCCATCACATGGGAAGGTCGTCGTCGGCTAGGTTATCCATCCGACACCATGCAGAAATGCCTAGACCTATTGTCCCCCGATGTTCGTCGCAAGGTTAACACCATTGTTGATGCTGTTCAGCACCTTGAGACTGGCGTTCGTGGTATGGGCGACATTGATACTGAGGCCGCGTATCGTGGTTGCAGAGAGTTACACAAACTTGCAGAGAGGATTGCAGATGACTACCAATCTCAACGTCGTAGAGGCGGCAACGGAAATGAAACCAACATCGACCTCGGCACTGCCACAAATAATGAGCAAGCTGCTGGAGGAACAGGGCGCACCGCAGATGGCCAAGACAATGGCGATGCTCAACGAGAGGGAGATAAAGGAACTGCTGGAGGTTCTTCAAATGCAGATCCAACAAGCCTTACTGGAACTGGCGATCAAGGTTCTGGCAAGGGACAATCAGATAACCGCTCTCAAGAAACAGATAGCGGAACTGAACAAGATGTAAGTAGTGGCGACCTTCGCTCTGGCGATGATAAGCCAAACACTTATGCACAATCTGATGGCTCTGTCGATACGTCGTGGGAACGTGACAACTGCAAGGGTGTCATCACTGGCGAGTTGGTCAAGGCTCTCGACAAAGTAGTCGAGGATATACACAGCCAACGTATTGAGGGCGGCAAGCATACTGTCCTTACTCGTGACGCTGACTACTGGCAAGTCTCAAAGAAAGACAAGACCAAGTTTAACGACGGTCTCAAAATCAAGCGTTCTAGTAACTTGCAAGACGGTGACATAGAGTATGCCAATCGTCTCAAGCAGATGGGTAACAAGCTAGGCACGATGCGTCGCAAGTTGGAGCGAGCGTTGGTGTCACAGAAACGTAGTCGCTACGCACCACGCAAGCGTCACGGTAGGCTGGACACAAACAAGCTGACCAACATCATCAGGTTTGACCCCCTCGTCTTCCGTCACAAAGTCGTCGATGACTTCATCAATACCGCTGTCTCTATCTGTGTTGACCTGTCTGGATCAATGCGTGGCAACGAGATCAGTCTTGCCACTGATTGCTCCATCGCTATTGCCGAGGCGTTGCAAGGCACTGGTGTTGAGTTGGAGATCACTGGCCACAATACGGCTGGCGCTAGTGTCATGTATCGTAGTGACCTTGGTCGTAAGTATCACCGCAATTGTGCCATTCGCATGACCATGTTCAAGTCGTTCGATACACCACTGCAACGTGCCAGAGGCACACTTGGCCAAATGCCATACGCTGTCGGTGCGGCCAACGCTGACGGTGATGCGTGGATGTATGCGGCTGACCGACTGCTTCAACGCCCAGAGCAACGCAAGATATTCATTGCCATGTCTGACGGTAGGCCAGCCTATCGTAACGACTACGGTGATGCGAGTAGCTACAAGCATACTCGTGATGTCGTCGAGTGGATGACGCTCAACGGCATTGACGTTGTGGGTATTGGCATCGGTGATGATTGCGTCAAGCAGTTCTTCCCACGTTACGTTGTCGTGCAACGGCTTGATGATCTGAGCAAGCACGTCATGGATCAGCTTGGCAAGATGTTGCTGGGTGAACGCTTCGTTGTTGATAACTCAGACCTCATCGCAACAGGACGCCGTGATGCCCAGACAGCCCGCTAAACTCAAGGGACTACGTATCCCTGCTGAGTGGTTCGGTCTTATCCCTGGCCGCCCACTCAGCTTTTGGAAACGTGTTCGTCGTCGTGTCAAAGACGCGAATGTTCGACTGCGTGATTACAACAAGGTCAAGGCAATCGCTTTGGCTGAACCCTACCCTATCAAGAAGGAACTGGATTATGACAAACCATTCTAATGACATCGCTAAGACAATCGCTGACGCAGAGTTAGCCAAGTATGGCATCGGTGAGAAGCCGAAGCCCCAACCCAAGCCAGTGTTCAAGACTGTGCGGACTAAGCGCCCCACTACGCAGACGGAGTTGTTTAATATGCCAGACATCCCCGACTTCCTGAAGCGCAAGACAGTCAAGTCCAACCACGAAGACCCAACCGAGACCATGAAGATTAAGCTGGGTGTTCGTGCCGCAGAGTTAGAGCGCATGATCAAAGACGATGCGTTCAAGATGCAACATGGCAAGGCTGATGCCGAGATAGGCAGACAGCAGTGGGATGAGTTCACGCAGACCATCGCCAAGTACGTCGGTCAAGCAATGGATGCTCGTGGTCTCGCATGGAAGTCAGGCCACGAGTGGTCGCTGGAACGTGGTGCTTTGGTTAACCACATCGCTACGTTCATCAAAGACAATGGCGTGTTTCGTGATGCGTCAGGTCGCAACTACATCATCACAGTGAAGTGAAGGGAGAATAAGTATGCCTAAGTTCTTGGTAAAAATACATGCAGACATCGAAGTCGAAGCAGAGAATAAGGATGACGCAGAGGTCACTGCCGCAGAAATGTTTGACTTTGGAAGCGTAGATTTTGAGACAGAGGAGGTAAGAGAAGATGCCTAGATACAGAGTAGCTATTTGTTTTGAAGAGGCTGTCGTCATTGAGGTCGATGCCGACAGCGAGGATCATGCAGAGGAGTTGGCTCACGAAA